CTATAAAAATGGGCGGCGGAGGTCTAGAAAATGCATATAGTGGTGGAGAAAGAGCGGGCGGTATTCAAAAACTCCGTAAAATTTCTTTAAGATGTGAGGCTGTAAACCTTCCAGGCAGAAATGTAGCAACCATGACAGATTCAAATGTATATGGGCCAACAAGAGAAGTGGTTGAAGGCGTAACTTATGCAGAAGATGTAACTTTAACATTTCAATCTAGTTCTGGTTTAGATGAAAGAAAATATTTTGAACAGTGGCAAGAGAATATGTTCAATCCTGATACATGGAATTTGGGTTACTATAATGATTATGTTGGAGCGGTTGAAATTTATTTGTTAGATAAACAAGAACAAAGACGATATGGCCTTAAGCTTTGGGAAGCATTCCCCAAAACTATTAATGCTACTGCTTTAAATGCAGGGTCAAATAATGAAATTATAAAAGTTGATATTGGATTTTCTTTTAGATATTGGACAGCTTTAGCTACTGATAAAGGACAATCACCAGATTTGATGGAAAAAATAACAAAGACAGTAGTGAATACTGTGGAACGAAATATATCTCGTAATATACCAAAGGTATTGAATAGATTATTATAAAGGATTAAAAATTATGGCGTTACCTAAATTAACTACACCAGAATATACTCTGGTTGTACCTTCAACAGGAAAGGAAATTAAATATAGACCATTCTTGGTAAAAGAAGAAAAAGTTCTTCTTATAGCTATGGAAGGTGAAGATGAAAAACAAATTAATAATGCAGTTATGAATCTGGTAAAAGAATGTACATTCGGAGCTATCAGTGATTTAAAAACTCCTATGTTTGATATAGAATATATATTTTTAAAAATTAGAAGTAAATCGGTTGGAGAAATTATTACGTTATCTATTCTTTGCCCTGATGATGAAAAAACAAGAGTTAGTTATAAATTAAATTTGGATGAAGTAGAAGTTCAAATGTCAGATGATCATACTAATATTGTTGAACTAACTGATGAAATTAAATTGATTATGAAATATCCTACTATGAAGGATATTACACAAGCTAAAGTGGATGATAAAAAAAGTGATATTGAACAAGTATTTGATATATTAAAAACTTGCATAGCGGAAGTTCATCATGGAGATGATATAACAAATATTATAGATGTGTCGCCTAAAGATTTAGATGAATTTTTTGAAAGTATGACACAACAACAATTTGAACTATTACAAGAATTTTTTAATACAATGCCAAAATTAAGGCATGCTATTAATGTTAAAAACCCAAAAACAAAAAAGAAAAATGAAATTCTTTTGGAGGGTTTGGGGGATTTTTTCGTATAGGGATGTCTCACAATAGTCTAACGCATTACTACGAGACATCCTTTGCTTTAATGCAACATCATAAGTACAGTATAACTGAACTTGAAAATATGATGCCGTGGGAACTTGAAATTTATACTGGATTGTTAATTAACTTTTTGAAAGAAGAAAAAGAACAATTAGAAACAGAACGCCGTAAAATGAAAATATAATGATAACCTTTAAAAAATAAAGGAAGTCAAAAATGGCTGATGATAAAGAAGTACAGGTACTAGTAACAGAAAAAACCTATGAGGTTGACAAATCAGATTTTTTAACTATACAAGGATTTGATGAGAGTAAGACTTGGTATAACAAGACTTCTGGGGTTATGGATTCATTAAGGTTGATTCCTAGATTATTAATGATATGTTATGGTATTATATTTTGGATATCAACACAATGGTTTATGAATCTACCTGTCCCAACTAATGCTCAGGCCGCATTTATATCTACAATTGTGGGTGCGGGCGCAGCATGGTTTGGTTTGTATGTGGGTAGTGGACATAAAAAGGGTAAGTAAATGGCTGAAAATACAGAATTAAAAGCATTTGCAGATGCAACGAAAAGTTTAAAAGCTGCTACAAAAAACATAGGCGAAAAGGATGGTGTTTTTGGTGCGGCATTAAAAGAGAATTTTAAAACTGGATTTAAATCACTTTCCGGTCCATTTGCGGCGATGCTGGGCCCAGCACAAATGTTGGCTAAAATTACTATGGTCAAGCAAATTAAAGATTGGGCCTTGAAAAAACGGAGGAATGCTCGCGAGGAAAAATTATTAAGGGACCAATTGGGGTTATCGAAAGAAGAATATAAGGATTTAGAGCAAAAGAAAAAAATTGCTGATGCAAACAAAAAATGGGCGGATTCATTAGGTAGTGCTGCAGAAAATCTTTTGGGAGCTGATGCTGCCAGGGTAAAAGAATTAATTGAAATTAAAGAAGGAATACTGGGGGGTAATAAAGACCAACAAGAACAAAATCAAACCGCAAACGATAATGCTAAGAAACAAACAATGGGTGGTGCAAGACAAGCAGAAAAAGATAAAGAAGCAGAGATGCAGAGGCGAAAAGAAATTACCTTATTTCAACAAATGGCTGATGGTATAAAAGGTATGCATCAAGCATTTTTAGATTCTATTAAAAAGGGTGCAAAAATGGGTCTGGGTATTATCCTTGCTTTAATTGCTGCCCCTATTATTGCGTTGGTTGCTTTCTTCAAGCAATTGGCTCTAGAATTTACGTTTCTCAAAGCACTTACTGGAAAAGGATTAACAAAATTATTTGCACCACTTAAAAAACTCTTTACAGGTAAAGGGCCAATAGGTAAAGCATTTACTTCATTAAACAAAACTATAAAGGGCATAGGAACTTCGATAAAAGGTTCAAAAGCATTTGTGGCCATTGGGAAGGTAGGAACTAAAATAAAAGGTGCTATAACATCACTAGGAAAGTTTTTTGCACCAATGATAAAATTTTTCAAAGCAGTTTTTGGTCTGGGTAAAAGTCTTATTAGTACGTCCAAATTGGCAACGACCATAGTCAGCTTTGCAAAGGGGTTTGGAAGAATTCTAGGTAAGATATTTCTTCCCATCACTATTCTTATGTCTGCTTTTGATTTTATAACAGGGTTTATGAAGGGGTATGAAGAAGGTGGTATTCTCGGCGGTTTAGAAATGGGATTGTCCAAAATGTTCAAAGGTTTGATTGGTATGCCTCTTGATTTATTAAAAAGTGCTGCTTCTTGGATTTTGGGTAAATTTGGTTTTGAGAATGCCGAAAAGGCTCTTGATGCATTTAGTTTCAGTGATTTGATTGGTGATATAATTAGTGGAATATTTGGTATGATAAAAAGTGCTGTGGATTGGATTAAAAAGTTATTTACTGATCCCGTTGGCGCACTTAAAGAATTGTGGACAAACTTAGTTGGTGCTGGAGATTGGATAGTAAATGCTATTGGTGGTGCTCTTGACAGTGTTTGGGAATGGTTTAAAGGTTTATTTAATATTGATTTTACGACAATAGCAAAAGCAATTGTACCGGATTGGGCACCTGACTTTATTAAGGAAGCAGTGGGTATACCTGTTAAGAAAAAAACGGTGGCCGAGCTTGAAGGAGAATTAAAGCAGAAGGAAATCGCGGCGACAAGCGGAATGGGTAACGAGACGACTAAAAAAGATATAGCAGAAATGAAGGCGCTACGTGAAGAAATAGAAACATTAAAAAGACAGAATCAAGCAACTGCTGCTGGTGGTAGTGTCAACGTAAGTGCGCCTACTAATGTTAAAAACGAAAAAACTTCCGTCAGCACCGCTATGTTGACCAAAGCTAATCCACTAGTTGTAGCAGTAGCTGGTGCTGGTTGGGAATAGATTAGCTAAAAACCCCTCTTCAATTTCTCGAAGAGGGGCTTTCCCAGGGCCGCGATAAATAAATCTAAAAGTATTTAGTCTTAATCAACTTTTACTTTACCATCCCGACATTTACCATTAACAATATCTTGTACAGGAACCCAGCCTCGGCAAGATGATGTTCCACTTATAAAGAATTCCCTATTACGAGCAATGCCAGGAAATTTCTTAGCAAATTCTGGATTGGTATTATCATTCACCCCATCTAAAGGTTGCCACACACCACGTTTTTGACGGGGCTGTTCAAAACGTTCAAAACGTTTGGCCGTCGGCCATGGCTTTGAACGATCTGGCCGAGATTGACCTTTAAGTGTCGCTCGACGTACTGCTCTAGTAATTCGGTCAACATTAACATCAGGACCAATTGTAACACCAGTACCAATCAAAGTTTTTGCAAGTCCAAAGTCCTTGCAATTGACCTTGGGCGGATTACTTAAAACAACTGTTCCAGGCAATACATCACTAGAACAAACAAGGGTAATGGTTTTTTCCCCAGGCTTGGCAACAATGGTAACCTCAGCTAATGCAGTTGATGAAAGTAGTGTTGCTGCAAATACAGCAGTTAAAAACTTGTTCATTATTTATCTTCCTCAGCAAGTTTCTCGAAATATGACAGTGTGTCCTCTTCTTCATCCTCTGTCACCTCTACGGTAGGAGCAGGCTCCTCTTTCGTATCTACGGTAACAGTCTCAACATCGGTTGAAAACGGGTTCGGCTCGGATGGTTCTAATGGTAGATCAACAACATTACCTACAACAGTAGTACCAGCAAGAACGGCATCCAGACGATTCTTCAATTCACTATAAGACTTGAAATTGGTAGGAACGGTGAACTCTTTAAGAGCATACTGCTTCTTCCACACCTTTTCAAGTTTATCATCATTATCAAATAATGGAGAGGGGGATTCAAACTCTGACTTATCATAGTTCCAATAACCATCTACCTTACGAATCTTCAACTTAAAATTTGCACCTTTCCAAAAATCAAAGGGATTGACTGCAACTTCATCATCAAATGCAGGCTGCATCGCTTCCATAATTTTATCAAAGATTTTCTTACCATAACGAAACAGGAAAACCTTTCCTTCATTTTCTGGATGTCTAGAATCAGTAACAACATAAATGTTGGAACGATATTGCAACTTACGCTTCTGACGGCGAGCAATTTCTTTATCAGACTCCACACCTGAGTTCCAGTATGCACTGTTCATCTCTGATACAGGGTCTTTCTGTCCAAGTGTGGTGAGAGAATTCTCAATATACCATTGGCCAGTCGGACCTTGAAACGCATGATTCCAAAGCTTTGCCCAAGGCAAATCTTCTCCCTTGACCGCTGGTAAAAACCGAATAACTGCATAACCATTTCCTGTTTTATCCAGTTCCGGTTTCCACAGACGTTCATCAACGTATGATTTCTTATCTGGGGAAGTGTTTTCTCTCTCAGCTGCACCAAGCAAATCGGACAGTGAGTTTTGTTTTTTAAGTGTATTTAACGACATATGTATCTCCTTATGTAATCGTATGTTTACGTATGTTAAAATTTATATTATATGTAGTGTATCACAAAGCATGGTTTTTGTCAAGTACCTTAAGTTGGGATAATTAAAATATTCTACTAATTGTGTATCCACCCAATAGAAAGTCACATCTTCAAATTCCACAAATGTAGTCTTCATTTGGTTAACCCAATTTATAGGGTTCAATCCTTTAGAACTAGCTGGAAGATAATTATCCGTTCCTTTATAGACGTTATTTAGAGGTTTATTATATTCACTTAAATCAAAGCCTAACATATATACTTCTTTTGCTTCATTCTGACAAGCAAGATGTAATGCAGAACATCCGGTAGACCACCCTTTCGGAAAATCAAAATTTATAACGCTATCCTTTTCATCAACCCATGTAATCCAAACACCAACATCCTTTTCCATTTTTTGAATAAAATCAGGTACATCTAAATTAGGGTTCGTTTTAATTGCATTTTCAACTGTCTCTTGTATAGTTATGGGGTCTTTACCTTTTATAACACAACTCTGTGTGGTTCTTTCATTCTTGTGTATAAGTGCTTCTGGAATGTCGTATCCCATTAAGAATGTTTCTCCAACATCCCCCGGCAATAAACTCCAATCCATAAAGAAACAAGTGTTGTCCGTAACATATCCTGATTTATATATCTCTTGCTGCATGGCGGCATCGGTTGCAACCAGATTATCTACTTTACCGTCACGATAAATTGCGTTACAGCCCCATGTTTGCACCCCAGCCATAATAGTTTGATGACAGGGCTTGAACCATGATCTAGATTCACCATTACCTATTACTAGAGCAATATCATTTGTAACAGGGGGAATCATCGGTGCAAGATAATTGTCATTTAATGCTGCAGCAGAGTCAAACAATGTTTTTAACCAAGAATTTTACCTTTCAATTCAACTACTCTGTTTTTCAATACACTTACCGCAGTTCTCAAATTTCCAGTATCATGATCTTTAAATCTACTTTCTAGAACAGCAATTTCTTCCATTAACATAATAATTTTTTCTACAGTTGTTCGATTCCGTTCATTACTCATTTCGTAACGCCTCCCATGACACCGGAAATAATTTTCCAGCTTGTATATCAATTTCTTTTGCAATCATTTGAGTTTCAAGTTGTACTTCTGGTTTACATCGTAGATTACAAATACTAGCAAATGCATAAAGTGTACCACTCCAATACCATTCTGTCATCATGGATTGGGGCAAAACCATTCTTGCTTGTTCTGGACATACCCCTAACTCTAAAAGATGCTCATATGTCCATTTTGCACTTTTCAACACTTGTTGATAATCATCAACCATTTGAGGCCCAGAACCAGTAGAAGGATTTATATCAATTTCTTCATCAGAAGACCCTTGTTTTTTATTTTCTGCTGATGCTCGC